AAGTTATACTTACATCATTAAAAATTTATATTCTAATCCTAGTGAAATCTTTGATACCATTATACAAGATGAAAAGATTGAAAGACGAGCAAAGACAATTACAGAAACTTATGATGAAATGATTAATTATGGTTATCAGTGGTGTTTAGATCCTAAAAAAGTAGATATGTATGAGTTGAAAAAGAAACTTTATCGTACTATGGTGACAGTAAACATACTTGAAGGTTTACGTTTCTATGTTTCATTTGCTTGTTCGTTTGCCTTTGGTGAATTAAAATTATTAGAAGGATCAGCAAAAATTATATCGTTTATTGCTAGAGATGAATCACAACATCTTGCTATGTCACAAACAATTATAAACAATTGGCGTGAAAGAGAAAACGATAAAGAGATGTTAAAAGTTATGAAAGATTGTGAACAAGAAGTTTATAAAATGTATGATGAAGCCTTACAAGAAGAAAAACGTTGGGCAACTTATCTGTTTAGTAAAGGTTCTATGATTGGTTTATCAGAAAAACTTTTACACCAATTTGTCGAATATATGGCAAATAGAAGAATGAAAGCTATTGGTTTAGAACCAAAGTATGAACAAAAAACAAATCCATTACCTTGGGTAGACCACTGGTTAAATAGCCGTTCATTACAAAACGCACCACAAGAAACAGAAATTGAAAGTTATGTAATTGGTGGTGTTAAACAAGACGTTAAAAAAGATCAGTTTAAGAAATTCAAACTATAAAGGAAATATGAAAGTTTTTATAATGTCTATTTTTTTACTACAAGTTGATGTAGGAGGATATCCTTTTACTACACCATTTGAAGAAAATCCAAAAATAGAATTTAAGACAGTAAAAGAATGTGTTAGTGCTGCTAAAGATAAAAGAAATAAAATGTTAGAATCCTCTTTAAAATACCTTGAATTAGGAATAGTTGATGTAAAGATTGACTGTATAGAAACAACACAGTCTAAAGAAGGAACGATTTAACTATAATGTTAGAGAAAAGACAAAAAACTTGTTCTAGTTGCGAAACTAAATATACTATAGAATGGAATATTGAGGTTCAGGATTTAGAACCTTTAACGTGTCCTTTTTGTGGACACGAGGTAGGCGGACTAGAAGATGACGAATTATGGACAAACGAAACAACAGACGATAGTTGGGATTGATTATAGTTTAACAAGTCCAGCTGTTTGTATTAATAATGATAATGAATTGATGTTTTATTATTTGACAAATAAAAAGAAGTACATAGGGCAAATGGCCAAAAATATTATGGGTTTTGAACACTCAGAATATAAAACACCTATAGAAAGATTTAGTCAAATATCAACTTGGGCAATTAATTTATTTAATAGATTAGAATTTAATAAAGAAACATTAAAAGTTTTTATTGAAGGATATTCTTTTGGTTCTAAAGGTCAAGGTATATTTCAAATTGCCGAAAATTGTGGTATTTTAAAATATAGATTACAAGAATTGAAAGTAAATTACGATACGGTAGTACCAAGTGTAGTTAAAAAGGGTGCAACAGGTAAAGGTAACGCAGACAAAGATATGATGTATGAAGCCTTTGTAAAAGAAACAAAAATTGATTTGAAAAAGATATTTGATACGGAAAAAGTGGGTAATCCTATATCAGATATTGCAGATAGCTATTTTATACAAAAGGTAGGGTATGAAAATTCTAAGGGCTAAACAACATCATCCAGACATTAAATTTAAAGTTATAGATATACCTGTAAAAGAAATAAGAATTATACCTCCACTAGAATGGATTGAAAATCGTAGTAAAGAGTTTGATTATCAAACAAGTTTTGAAAAACACGGAATGCTATGGCCTATAGTTGTTACAAGTTATGATTTAGATTGGGTTAAAAAAAGAATTTTACCTAAAAATCCACACCACGAAAGTAAAACTCATCCTGGAGAATTATTACCTTATCTTTATGTACACGTAGGTAATAAAAGAGTATGGTATGCTAAACAAAATGGATATGATAGAATTGAAGGATACATAGTAGATACACAATCAGATAAAAATATGATACAAAAATTACAACACATATCACATACGGAGATACCTAAATGAGATTTGTAAGTGTAGCTTCAACAAAAGCTCTTAATTATTTAAAAACAGCTATTACAACTTCTGGTCATCAATTCTATGATATACCATTAGTACCTCAAAACACAAACCTATTAAATTTTATAGACTTATACGAAATTAATAATTGTGACGCTGTAATGTTATTTGGAACTTGGGGAAGTGATTTTGATAAAAGACAATGGCATCCAACAAATAATTTAAGAAGACAAGCTTGGTTAAATGATTTAAACACTCTTATAGCAAATTATTGCAAATCAATTAACAAACCATTAATTGTTATGGAAACATCCACATTATCAAGGATTAGATTACTTTATAGTAGAAATACCCATTGGAAATTACTTCATCCAAGATACTATAGAGTAGGACTAAATCATTGGACTTATGGAATGGGTAAATTTTGTAAAGAAAATAATAGCAAAAGATTAGAATATTTAATCAGACAATTTCCTGGTATGAAAGAACAAGTATTAAGACATAAATGGACAAATAATAAAGATGGTTATATTTTGTTATTACCAGGTTTAGAAAATGACCCCACAAGTAGTATGCCTGTAGATCAATTTGTAAGAAAAACAGTAGAAGATATAAAAAAGATTACTGATAGAAAAATTTGTATCAAACCACACCCATTCACATCACTAGATTTTTCAGACTTAGGTGTTGAGATAATAGATAAAGAGCGCACAATTCAGGATGTTTCACCTGAAGTTTATTGTTGCGTTATTGATAGTAGTACATCTATATTTGAAATTATAACTTTAGGTATTCCTTGTATAACATCAACTAATAGTTTTGGAACACCTTTAAAAAATACTGAAATAAATAAAATAGAAAACTTATATTATGCTGATGAGAAAGAAGTTAAAAATTGGTACATAGATATGAGCCACACTGAATTTACAACGGATTTACTTCAGCATCCAAATATGATAACAAAATGGATAATAAAAGGATTATTAAATGGGTAATATAAAAGGTTTACCAAAACATTTAGGAGGCCACGGCTTTGTGACACACACAGATGTAGGTTTAATTAAATTTGCTAGAGATGAACTTAACTGTAAATCAATGTTAGATATTGGTTGTGGTGTAGGTGGTCAAGTCTTTGAAGCTAGAAACTTAGGTTTAGACGCAAGAGGTATTGACGGAGATTTTGTAACTAAAAGAGAAAAACCAGAACTATTTTTAATACACGATTTTACACAAGGTAAAGTAAAAGATTTTAATATGAAGTTTGATATGATATGGTGTTGTGAATTTGTTGAACACGTTGCAAAAGAATATGAAGATAATTGGATGTCATTAATGCAAAAAGGTAAATACGTGTTTGTTACATATTCAGAACCAGGTAAACCAGGTCATCATCACGTTAATTGTGAACCATTAGAGTATTGGTTAGAACTATTTGATAGATATGGATTTAAATATAGAGAAGATTTAACAAAACAATCTAAAAAACTTTCTACAATGAAAAGAGAATTTTGGAAAGATAATGGATTAATATTTGAGAGGGTATGATGATTACAAATCCACACGCTTTAGACGCTGTTAAAAAGTTTAATGAAGTCTTACCTAAAAACTCAATAGTTTTAGATGTGGGTTCTGGTCAAACAGAAAGACACGCAAAATTAATTAGACAAGCAGGCCACATAGTAGAAACAGTTGATTTCTTTGATACTAACACATATACAGGAGATTATAACTCATTAGAAATAAAAAAAGTCTATGACGGTATATGGTGTGCTCATTGTTTAGAACATCAATTAAATGTTCAAAGTTTTTTAGGAAAGATACATACAAATTTAAAAGAAGATGGATGGCTTGCCATTACCATACCACCATTAAAACATCAAATTGTAAGTGGACATTTATCATTATGGAACGCAGGTCTTTTATTATATAATTTAATTATAGCAGGTTTTAATTGCAAAGACGCTAAAGTAAAAACTTATGA